AGATGAGATACCAAAAACATTTTTAACTGGTGGTGGTCCTAGTTGGAAAACAAAAGAAGGTGCTGCTAAACATCTTTCATTATTAAGGGCTGGTTGGCTGCCATACGCTAGAGCTTATTTAATGTATGACGAAGATGGTGAAATATTATTTGATGAAGATGGGAAACCAAAATATAACTATGTTTCTTATGAAGATTTACCAGATCCAGTTTTATCTTTAGTTAAAGCTTGGGTTGATTTTCAAGAGATGTCTCCATTCTTTACTAAAAAATTAGACAGAATATATGATGAATATACTATTGGTTGGGCAGGTTTTATAGGTCGTGTCATTACAAATAAAAGTTATGTTCAACAATTTAATGAAACAATGGATATGTTTACTGCCTTACCAGAAGTAGGTGCAGGTGGAGTTGATCCAGACGATACTATAAGTTATGAGAGACAAAGAAATATAGCCTATCTAGGTAGGTTATTTGAATCTTCTGTAACTCCTTATAGTAGTTTATGGGAAGATATACTTCGTTTGCCAGCAGATGTTACTGCACAAGTACTAGGTATAGATGAACAGAAAGCACAACAACTTAGAAAAGAAGGATCAGAAGGTTTAACAAAATATGCAATAGAAGTTCTTGGTAAAGAAATAAAATTAGGTACTGTTAAAAATAAAAGGCTTATAAGATTATTTGCCAAGATGGACACTAAAACATACTCAGGTGATTTTTCTGATTTAACAAGAAATATAAAAAATTTAAGATACCTTACAAGTGAAGATAAGTTAGGTTTATCAGATCAAGACTATAACGAAGTTAATGGTGCTTTGCAATATTTACATGGACTACTACAACAAATGAAAGCAAACGTGCCTTCTAATGTAGGTGGAGACTTACCATTTCAAGTAGAACATATTACTAATGATGTGGTTACATATCCTAGTAGAAGAGGATTGAATGTATTTACAAATGCAAAACATTCAAAGAGTAATAATAATTTATTACATGAAGCAAGTTATACGATAGGTAGATTATTACCAGAGCCACCTAATATTATTAGGGGTAGTAAAGTAAAAAACTTTGTTAGAAATTCTAACTTCAGTAGTAAGTTATTTAAGCCAATAAAATTAGACACAACACAATATAACAACTTAAAAAAATATGTTAATACAACTGTTTTAAGTCTTAGCGGTAAAAGCTATAACAATGCAGATGCTTTAAAAGCATATATTAAAGGTAAACTTGAATATGTCAAAGATGGATTTAGAGCAAAAGGCCAATATGGTTATGAAGCAAATAAACAACAAATAGAAAAATATGGATTAAGTTCAGAAGAAGGACAGATTGCAGCAAATAGAATATTTAAAGTTATGAATGGAATAAATCAAGAATTTATAAACGCAGGTATTGAAAAATATGTCAAAGCAAACTTTTCAGAAGAAGAATTAGAAGCTAGGATAAACGTAAAACTAGATCAACAAAACAAGTATAATGAAGAAATGGAAGATCTTTTAGATACACTTAACCTAAAGAGGTTTTAAACTATGGCTACCAACACAGCAGCTTCATTTACTAACCACACAGGTAATGGCAGTACTGCTAATTTTTCTATATCTTTTAGTTATTTATCAACTGCTGAGATAGATGTAACTGTAGGTGGTGTATTAAAAACTCTTGGTACTCATTACACTGTTACTGGCTCAACTCTAACTTTTACAAGTGGCAATATACCTGCTAATGGTACTGCAATTAAGTTTCAAAGAGATACAGATATAAGTGCTAAAAAAGTAGATTTTGCAGATGGTAGTGTTTTAACAGAAACAGATTTAGATAATAACAGCGATCAAATATTATTTGCACAACAAGAAATAAACGACATAGTAACTAATGATGTTTTTAAAAGAGATGGTTCACAAACTCTTACAGGGTCAATAGTTTTTGAAGGTAGTAGTGATGATGCAAACGAAACAACAATATCAGTAACCAACCCTACTGCTGATAGGACTATTACTTTTCCTGATGTAAGTGGTGCAGTAGTAACAACAGGTGACACAGGTTCAGTTACCTCAACAATGATTACTAACAATACTATTGTTGATGCTGATATAAATAGTTCTGCAAATATAAATGGTAGTAAGTTATTAAATGATTCTGTTGGTCTTACAAAGTTAGGTGGTGGTGCTTTACCAACAGACATAACTATAGCAAGTGCAAATATAGTAAATGGCACAATAATAAATGAAGATATAGCTACTGGTACTTTAGATGGCAGATATTATACAGAAACAGAATTAGATGCTGGTCAATTAGACAACAGATACTATACAGAAGCAGAAGCAGATGCAAGATTTTATAATTTAGCTAGTGCTGAAGAAATACAGTCAGGCGAAACTTGGACTGCTGCTGATAATAAAATTGCAACTACAGCAGCTATAGATGCAAGAGTTATAGACCTAGTAGATGATGTTGGTGGTTTTGTACCGATAGCAAACGAACTTAGTTTTCCTAATACAAACCCTGATATAAATAATGGTGCTGGTACTTTAATTAGTATTCAAGCTCTTAGTACAGCCTATACATCTAATGGTAGTGGTCAATTTACTATTTCTAATGGAACTGTAGCGAACTCAACTGTAACTGTTACAGGAGCAACAGCAAGCACTACTTTTGCTGCTGGTTTTGGAATGATATTAGAAACCACTACAACATTAAATACATATACTTTTCATAGACTTGTACCAAAAGCAACTGAAGTAACAACTGTTGCTGGAAACATATCTAATATAAATACTGTTGCTGGTTCTATATCAAACGTAAATACTGTCGCTGGAAATATTGGCAATGTAAATACTGTTGCAGGTATTTCAGCTAACGTAACAACAGTCGCTAATGACGGAACTGATATAGGCACTGTTGCTGGTATCTCATCAAACGTAACTACAGTTGCAGGTATAAGTGGTAATGTAACCACAGTTGCAGGGATTAGCAGTAATGTAACTACAGTTGCAAACAACAATAGTAATATCAATACTGTTGCTGGAAACAATGCAAACATAACAACTGTAGCTGGTATAAGCAGTAACGTAACGACTGTTGCTAATGATGGTACTGATATAGGTTTAGTTGCTGGATCTATTACTAATGTCAATACAACAGCAGGGTCTATAGCAAATGTAAATACTGTTGCTGGTTCTATATCAAACGTAAATACTGTTGGTACTAATATTACAAACGTAACAAACGCATCAAATTACCTAAATAATTTTTTACAACTATACTTAGGAGAAGCATCATCTAATCCAACTACTGATGGTTTAGGAAATGCAATAACAGAAGGAGACTTATATTTCAACACTGTTGATAAACGTCTTCGTGTTTTTAATGGCTCTGTTTTTGCAAATGTTGGTGAAGGTGCAGTAGAGGTTGCAAAATTTGCTACGGCAGCTTTTAATACCTTATATACAGCTTCAGCAGGTTCTAATAGTATAGACTTAGGAGGTCTTGCTATAACAGGTGCAGTATTTGCCAACGAAGCTATTGCTGGTATTCGTGCATCACTTGCCAAAGGATCTGGCACTTACAATCTAGGAGGAATCTAACTTACCATGCCTGACCAATTACAACTAAGAGGTGGTACGACCTCAGAACATAGTTCATTTACTGGAGCTTTAAGAGAAGTCACAGTAGACACAACAAAGAAAACACTTGTAGTCCATGACGGATCACAGGCTGGTGGTACTCCACTTATGAGAGAAAGTGGTGGAGGTACTAATGCAACTATTAATAGTGTAAATGTAGGTAAAGGTACAAACTCTGTTGCTGGTAATACTGTTCTTGGAGAACTTGCTTTAGATGCTGCTGTTACTGGTGGAAATAACACTGCTGTCGGAAAGCAATCATTAACTGCTAATACTTCTGGAACTAACAATACCGCATTGGGAGCTTTTGCTGGCATGGCATTAACTTCTGGTCATACTAATACCGCCATTGGTTCTGGCTGTTTGGAATCAGGTACAACAGCACACCAAAATGTAGCCGTAGGTACTGGTGTAATGCAATCCACAACTACCGCCAACCTTAATGTGGCTGTGGGAAGGCAAGCTATGAATGCCAATACAACAGGCAGTCAAAACGTAGCTGTTGGTGCTAATGCTTTAGATGCAAATACTACAGGAGATAGAAATATTGGTATTGGATATGCTGCTCTTGGCGGAAATACTACAGCAGATGGAAACGTGGCAATAGGCGATAACTCAATGCAAGTCAATACAACAGGTGCAGGAAACGTGGCTGTGGGTAGAAATTCGTTAAATGCAAACACTACTGCATCAAACAACACTGCTGTTGGTAAAGATGCTTTAGCAGCAAACACAACTGGACATTCAAACACAGCAGTTGGTGCTAACGCTTTAGATGCAAATACAACTGGAAATCAAAACAGTGCAGTTGGTGAAAACGCACTTGGTGCAAACACAACTGGAAGTTATAACAATGCTTTTGGTCACGACAGTATATTAACTAACACTACTGGTGAGCAGAATACTGCTATGGGAGACTTCTCTTTAAGGTTAAATACAACTGGTAGTAATAATACAGCGATTGGTTCAAGTGCACTATCACAGAACACAACAGCATCTAACAATACTGCTTTAGGTAAGGCGGCTTTACAAGTAAACACAACTGGAACAAAACAAACAGGTTTAGGAACTCAAACCTTAGAATCAGCAACGACTGGTGACGAAAACACTGCCGTCGGATATGGTGCTTTAGCTTCTATTACCACTGCGTCAGATAATACAGCAGTAGGAAGTAATGCTTTAGTCCAATCAACTGCTTCTGCTAACACCGCTGTAGGAAAAGATTCCTTAATGGTAAACACTTCTGGAACTGAGAACGTAGCTGTAGGTGGTCTGAGTATGGATGCTAATACTTCTGGCTCATATAATACTGCTGTGGGTTATGGTTCTTTAGGAGCAAACACAACTGCTATTACTGGCACTGCTGTAGGATGGGGTGCTTTACTAGCTAACACGACAGGTCCTGAAAACACAGCTATTGGTGCGAACACTTTATCGACTAATACAACTGGAGGTTATAATGTTGCTTTAGGTAGGCAAGCTTTACAAAGCAGCACAACATCAAATTACAACACAGGACTTGGTTATAAGTCTTTAAATGCAAATACAACTGGAGCTTCTTGTACTGCTGTAGGTGCTTTGGCTTTAAGAGATAACACAACAGCAAATAACAATACAGCAGTTGGAACCAGTTCTTTATTAGTAAACACAACTGGAACCCAAAACGTAGCTATAGGTACAGATGCTTTAGACGCCAATACAACAGCATCTAATAATACAGGGGTTGGTTATGCAGCTTTAGGAGCAAACACAACAGCAAATCATAATACTGGTATTGGATCTACAGCATTAAAAAATAATACAACTGGAGCTACCAATACAGCAGTTGGACATCAAGTTTTATATTCAAACACTACTGGTAGTAGAAATGCTGCTCTTGGTCGTGATACTTTATATGCAAACACTACTGGAAATGATAATACAGCCGTAGGTATAGATGCTTTGGGTAGTAATACAACAGCATCCAATAATACAGGGGTTGGTAAAGGATCTTTATTCACAAACACCACTGGAGCAAATAATACAGCTGTAGGTTACACTGCTTTAAGACTTCTTAACGGTGGAACTAGAAACGTAGCTGTTGGTACTTACGCACTAGAATATAACACAACCAGTGATAATACTGCTGTAGGTTATCATTGCCTAAATAACAACACATCTGGTTCATGGAATACCGCAGTAGGTTCATATTCTTTAGATGCTTGTACAACAGGACAAACAAATACAGCAGTTGGTTATGGATCATTATCAGCTTGTACTACTGGTAGCGACAACATAGGTTTTGGTCATGAAGCTTTGCAAAGTACTACAACTGGAGATGGGAATGTAGCAGTAGGTAGAGATGCTTTAGAAGATAATACAACTGGCTCAAACAATACATCGGTGGGAACGGAAGCTGGTAAAGATATTACTACAGGTTCAGGCAATGTTTGTATAGGTCATAATGCAGGAGATAATATAACAACAGGAAGTAATCAAATTGTTATTGGTGACGGTGCAGATGCTCCGTCTGCTACAGCAAGTAATGATATAACATTAGGTAATACAAGTATTGGTACATTACGTTGCCAAGTTCAAACAATTAGTGGTTTATCTGATGCTAGAGATAAAACTAATATTGTTGATATAGAAGATGGATTAGATTTAATTAATTTATTAAAACCTAGGAAGTTTACTTGGGCAATGCGTAAACCTAGTGCTAATGATGGTACTACACATTTAGGATTTATTGCTCAAGAATTAGATGAAGTTATAGGAGATAAAAATAACTATATGCACTTAGTAGATAAAGTTAATCCTGATAGACTTGAAGCTTCTTATAGTAGATTAATTCCAATATTAACAAAAGCAATACAAGAACTATCAACAAAAGTCACAGCCCTCGAAGCAGGGTAAACTGTAAACAACTACTTTCTTAAAATCATGGAAGAAAAAACCGCAGATGAAATTGCAGCAATCTATAAAGCTGCTGGCGATAGCGTTACTGTAATAGGTACTGCTAAAACTGAAGATGAAACAGATGAAGAGTTTAAAGACAAAATCAAGCGTAATGTAGAGCATCTTGAGACTATCAAGGCTTACAAAAAGCTAGATGAAAAAACTTCTATCTGGGGTTCAGAGTCTTTTACAGCTATTGACAAAGCTATTGTTGATGGTAAAAAACTTTACTAAATTATGACTAAATTAGAAGAACTACAACAAAGGTTGCAACAGTTAAATTTAGAAAGAAATCAGCTTTCTGTTTCTTATAACCAATTTACTGGTGCAATGATGGAGGTTGAACGTCAGATTGCTGAGGAGCAACAGAAGATCGAAGGATCGCAGCCATCAGATACAAAGGCATCAACCCTACAAGAAGAAACAGCACCATCAACGTAAGTGGTGCTGTCAATCTTGCCAACAATTCTTTTAGCATATGTTTAATAAGATCGCTAATGCCTTGAGTATAGCTTCATTTGTGCTTGTAGTCAGTACTTTAGGCTCAGCTTTTTTTGGCTACAGATATATTAATTCTGAACAATTTAAAGCTAAGATAATGAATCAAATACTAGGCGAAGTCAAAGGACTATTACCTAATGTATTAGATAAAGGTTTACCTGAGATGACAGGCCCATCAATACCTACACCACTTCCTAAACAAGAAGTTAAATTTTAATTGGAAATACCAGAAATACATATACCTGATGTTCATATCCCATATACCTATGTACCTGACTATAGCCATTCAAATATACAAGTAATAGGTTGCACTTATTACCACAGAGATACAAAGAATACAGGCAATAGAAATTTAATAATAGAAGATCCTAATGGTGTGATTAGTAATTGTCCATACCCTAGTTTCAATCCATTAAACTATGTACCAGATCAATTAACAATTACAGAAGAGATGCCTAATCTTGCTAATGAAAGTGAGATGCCAACAAGTGAACCACCTAAACCTAAAATACCAAAAGAAGAGAAAAAAGAAGATGAATACAAACCTTGCCCTAGTAAAAGAGATCAAAGGGTAGGAGACTTTCGTAACGAAAAAAGATTAGAACGTGTCAGTGGACACAAAAGAGGAGATGATGGGGTTGAATGTATAACTCTTTATGAAGACGTACCGTTCATTGACCAATACATACCTACACCTAGCGTGGTTGTCTCTACTGCTGCTATTGCTACTGTGGCTGCAACTACTCCTATTATTGTAAATTTAATAAAACCATTAGTTAAACAAGTTATAAAGAAACTTACTTCTCGGAAGTCAAAGAATGAGAATGAGGAATAACTTGATTCGGAGGAATTGAAACGTTAATACCCTCGCATATTGAAGCATACTTTCCTGTAAAGGTAGCTCCGAGTCTCGCCTGTTCTGAGCAAACCTTAAGTCTAAAGAGTGCAACTTCTAATTGAGTTTTCTTGTATAGTATCTGTTGATTTTTTATATTAATTTCAGTCGCTTTATGGCAAAGAGCAGGGGCTTTTCCCAATGGTATGCTTATTTGAGCCGAAATTCCATAATTTAAATTATAATTGTCCTTCTCAAACCTTGGTATTTCTTGGTAGTATTTTATGTCACCAGTGTCTTCATCGTATATTGGTGTTCTTGTTATATATTCTTTTGGTCGTGCGAAAGACCAACTATCTGTTACATAGGGTGTAATTGTAAGGCTAGGAGAACTACAAACAATACCCTGCGACATTCTAAATTGGGGATTAGATTGCGGAGCTATCATGGTGGCATTGTTATTTACCGTTCCTTGTGCGTTACTAGATGGACTTGCTACGGTTGTATTAGCCAAAACCCTTGCAGGGCAAAGGATTACAAGAATTACTGACCAAAGGTAGTTTCTACCGTGGTTGTTGTAGTAGTATTTATTACCCGATTGATGCTTGTAATAGTGTCCAAACCGGGGGAAATTATAGATTCGACTAAACTGAAAGGCTGACCTGCGTTTACTATTTTCCATCTAGGCACTCCTTCCAACGTAGGACTTGTGTATGAAAATTTAATTCCATTAACTGTTTGTTCAGCTTCTGCGGTAGGTATCGAATTAATATAACCATTAACATCTGCACTTTCTATGTTTGTCCCTGAGACACTCAGAGAATACCCTGTACGGAACTGATGAGATACCACCGATTCTGTTATTACTGACTCCGTCTGTGAATTTGTACTTGAAGATCCTGTTCGGAACGTAGGTATCAACGGATTTGCAAAGGTTTTGACAGGAAATAATATTATTAATAGCAGCCAAAGTTTAGTCAATGGTAATTTGAACTGAAGTTGACCCAACACAGCTAGAACCAGATCCAAATGCACCACTACAAGTATGAACACCTGATGATAAAGAGGTCATAGCTCCAGATCCAAGAGTACCTCCACTACCTATTGTTGTTTGACCTCCTAAGTGTGGCAATGCTGCTATGCCTGATGATGGAGTAACTGCTGATGGTGTCGCATCTCCCATAGTCACCGATTCAGTAAGAGCAAAACTAGACCCTGCCGTTGTTACCGCTTTATCAGTTTGGATCATGGCAGGTACACCTGCGGTCAAACTTGAAACATTGAGTCCCCCTATCGCATTAGCTGTTGTAGACCCTCCTGATGTCACGCTAGGAGTGATGTTTGTACCTGTTATTGAATAAGTCGTACCTAATTTATTCGTAACAGAGTACGGCATATCTACCGTAATCTGTGCAGAGGTTGTGAACTTCTGAGTTATATCAGCAAAACTAGCTGTTGGTAATAATAAAAGAAGTGGTAAGATTTTTTTCATTTAATACCTACATTAGTGTCTTTGTTATCCACTACTTTAGCAGCGTTTGCAGGTTTCTTTTTGTTTACACTTATACCATAACTGCCTAAGACCCCACTGGTCAGGCCTGCCAAAAACGCACCATCATTACGAATCTTGTCCATATATCCAAGAGTCATCATTGCTAATGACCAGACAAGAATCATAAATCGAACAGCGTGACCAAAAAGTTCGGCCCAATCCGTACCTTCTTTTTCTTCTTGTTCCTCTGCCATAATTAGGATTTATTAGTCATACTATACATAATTAACTATTTACGCAAATGCCAGAAGTCTACGCAGCACTTATAGGAGCAGCAGCTACAGCTTTAGTTATGGTGTTATCTAACATGAGTAGTCGTAGAGAACGAGACATACGAGATATATATTTTAGATTAAACAAGTTGTCGCAAGCAGTTAGCAGAATAGAAGGCAAGATACAATAACGTGTGCTATGTTTGAAAAAACTAACAAACTATGTACAAGATACTAAAGCCTATACTATTACGCTTCCTTTCTACGACAGGTTGTAAGCGATTAATAATAGATTTATTGCGTGTGATATGTCAACAAACCTCGAATACATTGGATGATCGTGCGGTTGATTTATTAGAACAAAAGTTATTTCCTAAAATGAACTAAAATGAACCACAAAGAATTTTTCAAGATCCTTGTTGGCAACCCACCGCCAGAAATAGAATTTGAAATTGAAGTCAAACAACGTGAGACAGAACAAATGCCTGATGAAGCTGTAAGAGCATATTGTTTAGACCTAGTTAAGTACACCAAACTACAAGATTTGCTTTTAACTTCAGCAATAACTCGTATATCAGATATAGAAACCAAACTAATACGCTATGAAAAAGGTATGAGACTATATAAAAAAGTTAGAAAACTAGGGTTCTTTGGTAAGATAAAGTATCTTCTTACTGGCAATACAGATAGGAAGTGATTATATTATTTAAAAACAAGACTAATCATGGATAAAAATTTTAAAATCCTAGAAAAGTTACATTTACTTCTTGCAAAAGAACTAACAGATAAGATT